AAATCCGACTTACGACATCGAAGTAGGGGCAGAAAACGCACCCGAAGTTCAAGTCGACATAGATGATGAGGGCAAGGCAGAGATTGTAGAAGACCTTGCTCCAGAGCCTGACAAACCTGCCTTAGCAGAGCCTGTAGACAAAGAGCCTGCTAAGGAAGAAGCCAATAACCAGGGCGAAGAGCTCAAGGAATACAGCGATACCGTTAAAAAACGGATTGATAAGTTGACTTCTAAGCTGCGTGAGGCAGAACGCCGTGAACAGGCAGCTTTGGAGTTTGCAAAAGGCGTTCAAGGTCAGTTCCAGCAAGCCCAGCAACGGGCTGCTACCTCTGACTATGGCCGCTTGGCAGAAGCCAAGAGCCGAGTAGACACTCAGCTTTTGACTATTCGTCAAATTATCAAAAAAGCCCGTGAAGAAGGTGACATTGACACCGAAACCGAAGCTCAAGAGCGCTTAGCCTCTCTAGCGCATGAGCAACGGGAGCTTGCTGGCTACTTAGAAAGAGGTGCAGAGCAACCTCAAGCACAGATTTACAACCCGCCTATCCAACCACAGCAGATTTACCAACAACCTCAGTTTCAACCTCCAGCTCAACAGGCTCCACGGGTTGATCCAAAGGCAGAGTCTTGGGCAGAAGAAAACCCATGGTTTGGTCAAGATACAACGATGACCTACGCTGCTTGGGGGATAGATAAACAGCTTCGTGAAGCAGAAGGGTTTGACGGATCATCAGATGAGTATTATGATGAGCTAAATCGGCGAATTAAAGCACAGTTTCCGCAGAAGTTCGCTGCACAACCTAACAGGCAACAACGGCAACCCGTGCAGGCCGTTGCACCTGCAGCCCGGTCATCCGGAGTAAATACTAATGCACGCCGCAGCGTAAGACTGTCTCCTAGTCAAGTCGCTATTGCTAAAAAACTTGGTGTTCCTATTGAGGAATATGCCAAATACGTAAAGGAATAAAACCATGACTGATACTGTTAAATTTAATCGCAGCTCCCGTAACGCTCAAACACGTGAAAAGACTGCGCAACGTAAACCATGGGCACCTCCTTCTCGTTTGGATGCTCCCCCTGCACCAGATGGTTTTAAATATCGTTGGATTCGCTCTGAAGTTCAAGGCTTTGAAGACAAGCAGAATGTGTTTAGTAAGCTTCGTGAGGGATATGAACTCGTTCGTTTAGAAGAGTTGCCCGAAGAATATCAAAACACCATGCCTACTGTTGAAGATGGTCGGAACAAAGGAGTCGTCGGAGTTGGCGGCTTACTTTTAGCGAAAATCCCCGAAGAAACTGTCAGTGAGCGTAATGCTTATTACCGCCAACGTGCAAGGGACCAAATTGAAGCAGTAGACAACAATATGATGAAAGAGAATGCGCATTCAACAATGCGTTTTCAGCAGCCAGAGCGTAATACTCGTATTTCTTTTGGTGGCTCTAACTCTAAGAGTGAAAGCTAATTAATTTAATTTTGGAGAAAACAAATGGCAAACGTAAATAAAGCCTTTGGTCTTCGTCCTCTAGGAAAACTAGGCAGTAACTACAACAGCGATGGTGATACACAGTACAAAATCGCTAGTGGTACGGCTACAGCAATCTTTCAGGGCGATACCGTAACTTTCGGTGTTTCTGGTAGTGTTTCTACCGGTTTCATCGTAAAACACACCCCTGGTGCAGCTAACATTCTTGGTGTTTTCCTTGGATGTAACTACACCGACCCTACAAGCAAAAAGCCTGTATGGCGTAACTACTATCCAGGTGGCATCGCTGCTTCGGATATCGTAGCTTTCATTGTGGATGACCCTTATGCTCAGTTCTTGGTTCAGGCTTCTGGTGTCGCTGGCGTAACCGCCATCGGCCAAAACGCTGACTTAGTACAGACAGTAGCAGGCAATACCACAACGGGCGTTTCTGGATTAGAACTCAGCACTGGTACTTTGGCTGCTGCTTCGGCACTTAACGTCAAAGTTATTGGTGTTACCGCTGATCCTAGCAACGATGACTTAACCGCTGCATACGCTGACTTGATCGTTACGATCAATGAGCATCTGTATAAAGCACCAACAGCAGGAGTTAGTTAATCATGGCTATCACTCGTTCACAACTAGTTAAAGAACTAGAACCAGGTCTTAACGCTTTATTCGGTCTCGAGTACAAGCGCTATGAGAACGAACACGAAGATATCTTCGAAATTGAAGATTCTGAGCGTGCGTTCGAAGAAGAAGTTATGTTAACAGGCTTCGGCCAAGCCCCAGTTAAGGCTGAAGGTGCTGGCGTTAACTATGATTCTGCACAAGAGTCATTTACCGCTCGCTATACCCACCAGACTATTGCATTGGCATTCTCGATTACCGAAGAGGCAATCGAGGACAACCTCTACGACCGTTTGGCAAGCCGTTATACCAAGGCTTTGGCTCGTTCAATGGCTCACACCAAGCAGGTATTTGGTGCGTCCGTATTGAACAACGCCTTTGACAGCAACTATCCAGGTGGCGACGGCGTACAGTTGTGCGCAACAAACCACCCAACCGCTCTTGGTCCAAACTTCAGCAACCGTCCTACGACTCCTGCTGATTTGAATGAGACCTCCCTTGAGCAAGGTATCATCGACATCGCTGGTTTCACAGACGAGCGTGGTTTGAAGATTGCCTTGATTGCTAAGAAGTTGGTAGTTCCAAAAGAACTCCAGTTCACAGCAGAGCGTTTAATGAAGTCTACTCTCCGTACTGCTACGGCTGATAACGACATCAACGCTATCAAGTCTATGGGTCTAATTCCTGATGGATTCGTTGTTAACCATTACCTAACCGACGTATCGGCATGGTTCTTGTTAACTGACGCTCCAAATGGACTCAAGATGTTCCAACGTGCCCCAATCCGTACAGCTTTCGAAGGCGACTTCGACACCGGCAACGTACGCTACAAGGCTCGTGAGCGTTACAGCTTTGGCTGGTCTGATCCACGTGGTATCTACGGATCACCTGGCGCAACCTAAACCTTGTTCACGTGAGGTTAGGCCCCACTTCGGTGGGGCTTTTTCTTTTGTCTTTTAGAAATTTCGTTAAAGTGCAAAATTCTATGGCAGTTAGCACATAGGACAAGGCATTTTTTAACTTCTTCCATTGCCCTAGTGTATTGATAGTTTTTGACGTAGTAGCTGACTTCCCGGTCTTTTTGTTTGGGGTCTTCGTGATGAAAGTCTAGCGCAGCAGGATGGTTTTGGTCACAATAACTGCATTTCAAACTGGCTTTAAATGCAACCCATTTTTCTCTTTCTTCTTTTTTTCTTTTATAAGTAGCAATAAGTACTTTTAATTTGTTTTTCTTGTAATGATTGGCAGAACCCCTACGCAACGCCTGCTTTTTTCTTGGATCGTTTGGGTCTTTGTAAGGCATCGCTCTGGTCTATCCTGTATTTCCAATAGATTGCGTGCTTAAACGACCACGGGGTACTAGGGGTATAAATTTTAAAGCCAGCATTAATTAACGAGTTAGATGAAGCAGGGTTATCGGTTGTATCTGTAATAATCCAATTCCAGCCTAATTCCTTGGCCTTACGGATTCTTACATTAATTAAACGTCTTTGCAAACGGTGCCCTGTGTACTCATCTAAGACCCCTGCACGACAAAGGTAACCCGTGTCTGTAAATCGTTGTGATCTTACTAGCCCAGCAAATGCTACTGGTTTGCCTTCTTCTGTGTAAGCTAACCACCAATGCCCGTGAGTTGGTTTGTAAGGAGCATCCGAAGGCAGTATTTTTTTCTGAAGGTAAAGAATTACGGTCTTATTAGACTCATTGCGTAAATCAACCTTCTTAATGGTAAATTTCATGATTCGCCTCCGGGGATAACCCATTTTATCTAAAAAACTGTTGCAACCAAATGAATTTAGGGGTATAAATACACCAGGAACTGGGATTTTTTATTCCTGTAGACTGGCCCAGCAGACGATGCAGAGACTACAGGAAAATGTACTGCATATACAAGGAGTTATACCATGGCACGTACCTCATTTACAGGGCCAGTGGCCTCAGCTAACGGTTTTATTACTACAATTACCGATACTTCTACCGGCTCATCTACCTTTAACGCAAGCACAACCGAAGTAACAATGACCGGTGCAGGCGGTGTTGGCGGACGTACTCTTTTCCAGCTAAATGCTGATGCTGCTTTGGGTTCGTTTTCAAATGCGTTAAAAGCAAACGTTGTTTATGGTGCTAGTGGTCGCACAACTGGTCTAGGTTCAGCTTTTGTAGCTGAATTAACCCTTTCGGCAGGCACTTCTTCAGGTACTTATGCTCCTGTTGAAATTGAACTTAATGCCCCAGCAAGTGCATCAACTGGAACCCTTACGAGCTTTATCCACGCATCAACCCAAGGCGCTAACGTAGCTGCGGTTGACGATAATGCCGTGTTCTTTAATCTTCAGGGTGTAACAGCAGGTTCTGGACACATTTTCCAAACTGGTACAACGCTTGGAACTGCAGGAGCTACTATTAAGGTTAGGGTTGGTAATAACAATTTCTTCTTGCCCCTTTACGCTACTCAGATCACCTAATGGCTGTGCTAGATAAAGAATACCTGTTGGATTTGAGAAATCAGGCACTTGAGCAACGGCAAAAGTACTTAGAACTTATCCAACAGGCTAATGGAGCAATTGCAATGGTGGACGTTTTGTTAACTGAAATAGATCGGCAAGAGCCACCAGCAGAACACGAAAAGGATTAATTATGCTTCAATATGACGTCTTATCAACCGCAATTGCTGCAGGGCAAACTGATGCTGCTGTTTTTGCTGGTCCTGCTAGGATTAAAGGAATGGTAGTAGGTGTTCCTGCTGCTGGTGGCACTTTAACCCTTAAAAATGGCTCAGCTGGTACCACAGTTTTTAGTTTTGTAGCTCCCGCAGCAGCTCAATCCCTTAACATAAGCATCCCTGGCGATGGTATTCGTTGCAGTAACGGTATTTATGCAACCACCCCTGCTAATATGACCGTTACGGTGTTTTATGGCTAAGAACCCTTCCCTTGCTATTGGGCGGGGAGAAAAGCTCCCTGTAAAACAGGGAGCTGGACTTACTGCCAAGGGAAGAGCCAAGTACAACAAGGCAACAGGTAGTAAATTAAAAGCCCCTGCACCAAACCCAAAAACAAAAGCGGACGCAGGCCGTAAAAAATCGTTCTGTGCCAGAATGTCAGGAGTAGTAGCGAAAGCTAAGGGTCCTGCAGAGCGTGCAAAAGCTTCATTAAAACGATGGAACTGCGCATAATGGAAGAAATACAAACAGCTAGGGAGTTAGCGACACATGCAAACGATATTAAACATCTTCAAGCGGATATGGACAAACTTGTTGGAGACATGGACGAAATTAAAAAGTCGATTCAAATAATCCAAAAAACATTGTCTGAAGCAAAAGGAGGCTGGAAAGCCTTGATTTGGGCAGGTGGAGCAGTTAGTGCTGCAACAGGAGTTATTGGCTTTATTATGGGCCATTGGGGAAAATAAATGGTAAAACGTGTAAACCCCACCCCTTCTGTTCCTGCAACTCCTGCTAAACAAAACCCTAATGCAACAGACAAGGTAAATAAAAACAAAGTTGATCCAGGATTTAAAGAAGTATTGGATAAGGTTCGTGGAAAGAGTCAACAAGACGTACCTGATAATTACAAAAGTGGAGGTAAAGTAATGGCAACAAAACCCGGCTTATATGCCAATATCGCAGCTAAAAAACGCAGGATCGCTGCGGGTTCTGGCGAAAAAATGAGACCAGTTGGAGCAAAAGGTGCGCCTACCAAACAGGCGTTTATTAATTCGGCTAAAACGGCTAAAATAGCTAAGCCAGCCAAACGTTCAGCGAGAGGAAGATAAATGGACTATAACGCAAGCAACACAAACCGCCACAAGCTTATGGCTATGGGCAAACCAATCAAAGCCGCTAAAGGAGGCGAGATGAAAAAATCTGCAACTAAAGCTTCTGCTGGTGCAAAAGCTGATCGCCAAGGTCGTGCTTTGTTACCCGGCAAAATGGCTAAAAACTTGCCTATGATTGCACCACAGTCTGCGTATAAAAAAGGCGGAGATGTAAAGCCTTCTGCTTACGACAAGATGCAAGATAAAAAATTGGCTGCTCATGCAAGCAAGCCAGCAAAGGTAGCCCACAAAAAAATGGGCGGCATGGCTAAACGTAGTTGCAAATAAGGAGTAAATGATGAAAAAACGTGGCGTAGGTGCAGCAATTAAAGGTTTTGGTGCAGTATTCTCTGAGACTACCGAGCAGGCTAAAAAACCTGAAAAAGTAGACGTAAACTTTGAAAATCAAAAAGTTTGCGGCACAGTAGATACACCAAAAGACAAGCGTATTCCTCAACCTACCAGCTTCTGATAACTAATGGCCACGTCAGGTACAACTACCTTTGACCTGGACATTGAGGAGCTGATTACCGAAGCGTACGAACGCTGCGGTATTGAGTCTCGCACAGGTTACGATCTAAGAACAGCAAGGCGCTCGCTGAACTTGCTGTTTTTGGATTGGGCAAGTCGTGGCTTAAATTTATGGACTATACAAGAACGATCACAGGCTTTAACCGCCAACGTATTCGAATACAATCTACCCACGGATACAGTAGATGTGTTGTCTGCGGTGGTTCGTTCTCCCCAAAGTCCTGGACAAAACATTGATATTACCCTCAATCGTTTTAGCCAAGCAGAGTGGCTGCATACTCCTAATAAATCAGGCACTCTAGGTCGTCCAGCGCAGTTTTATTACCAACATACTAATCAGCCAAAGGCATACTTTTTTCCTTGCCCTGATGACTCACAACCCTATACTTTTGTGTACTACGCTATTCGCAGGATTCAAGATGCGGGTGGTTTTACCAATACTGCAGACGTAAACTTTAAGTTTTTGCCATGCCTAGTTTCAGGTCTGGCTTATTATGTTTCAATGAAAAAAGCCCCTGATCGTATGGTTCTTCTTAAACAAATCTACGAAGAGGATTTTAAACGGATTTCTGAGTTTGACAGGGATAGTGCTAGTTATTATGCTGTTCCTGACACACGTCTAAACTACTAAAATGGCTTATGCACAAGGAAGACTTGCCTGGGGTGCCTGTGATCGTTGCGGACAACGATTCTTCCTTAACGCCTTGCGAAAAGAGTGGCAAGGACTTAAAACATGCCAATATTGCTATGAATCAAAGCATCCTCAGTTGGAGCCACGCCGTAATGTCTCAGATGCTATTGCATTGCAAGAACCTCGCCCAATTCCTGACGATACGTTTAACGTATATATTGGGGTTATTGGAGACAGCGCTATCGGGTCTAACGGCATGGTTCCTGTACCTATTTCTAATCCGACCATTGCAGTAACTTATGCGGGCAACATGAAAGCAACGGGATTATGAACTACTTAGAACTAAAACAAGCAATCAAGGATTACACCGAAAACTTCGAACAGACGTTTGACGACAATATCCCTGTTTTTGTAAAGCAAGCAGAAAAGCGCATATATAACACCGTTCAGTTTCCTTCCTTACGCAAGAACGTTACAGGTAACTTAACTTCTGGTAATAAGTATTTATCTACTCCTGGTGACTTCTTGTCTGTTTATTCTTTGGCTATCGTAGTTAGCGGAGAGTACTACTATTTGATTAACAAAGACGTAAACTATATTAGGGAAGCCTACCCAAACCCTAGTACTACTGGTATTCCCAAGGTTTACGCTATCTTTGGGTCACAGCTTACGTTTCCAAATGAGCTGAGCCTTATCCTTGGACCTACCCCAAATAGTGGCTATTTAGCTGAGTTGCATTATTTCTTTTACCCACAGTCGATTGTGGATGCTAACACTTCTTGGTTGGGCGACAATTTTGACCCTGTATTGCTCTATGGCTCGTTGCGTGAAGCTTATTTGTTTATGAAAGGCGAGCCTGACTTAATTGCCAACGTAGAGCAAAAATACGCTGAAGCCATTGGACAGGCTAAACGTCTTGGTGACGGCCTTGAGCGTCAAGATGCTTACCGCTCTGGTCAAGTTAGGGTTCCGGTGACCTAGAATGTTGACACAAACCCTAACCACCTCGTTTAAGCGGGAAATCCTAGAAGGCGTCCATAATTTTTTGACGGACACTTTTAAGATTGCGCTCTACACTTCCTCTGCTACTCTAGGGCCTAATACGCTTGTTTATACGGCTTTAGGAGAAGTTACCCCTCAAGGCACCTATGCTGCTGGAGGGCAGGTTTTAACAGGCACTATCTTGAGCACAGGAAGTGGAATCGCTTACGTGACTTTTAATAACTTAACCTGGACCAGTGTTACCTTTACTGCTCGAGGAGCCCTGATATACAATAGCAGTAAAGGCAATAAATCAGTTGCCGTATACAATTTTGGTACGGATCAGACTGCGGGAGCATTAGATGTGTTTAACATTACAATGCCCCCAAATACCGCAAACGAAGCAATAATTCGCATTACTTAAGGAGCTAAAAATGCAAGTTGAAAAATTAAGCGTTGAGGACAAGGTTTCTAGCACCTTAACCAAGGCGATGAAATCTGGTGATTCTGCCCGTGCTACGGGTAAATATAAGATTGAGTGTGTAGACGCTCAAGGTAATGTCAAGTGGGTGCTAGAGCCCTCTAATTTGGTTGTAAACGAAGGTTTACAAGATATGAATACCAAGTATTTTACTGGCGTGACCTACACCGCTGCTTGGTTCATTGGTTTATACGGCGCTGCTGCGTCTAATAACCCAGTTGCTGGCGATACTGCAGCAGTCCATGCTGGCTTTACCGAGATTGTTCCTTACAGCAACGCTACCCGCCCTGCTTGTACCTTTGGCACAGCGACTACGGCTGACCCTTCTGTTATCAGTAATTCTGCCTCTCCAGCAGCGTTTAATATCAACGCTACCTCGACTGTAGGCGGTGCGTTTTTAATCAGCAATAACACCAAGGGTGGTTTTACCGGTGTATTGTTCTCAGCTTCTGATTTTGCAGCTCCTGGAGACCGCACAGTAGCTTCTGGTGATGTTCTAAACGTAACATATACGTTTAGTTTGGATGCGTAAGGACACGAATATGTTTAAAAAAGGCGAAGTTGTAAAGGTAAAAGCAGTTGTTCCAGAAGGCCCAGTAATTGCCCTACGCATGTCGGAAGATGGCGTAGTGTCTTACTTAGTTGAGTGGAATGACGGGGAAACAACCCAACAGCGTTGGTTTGAGCAAGATCAGCTCGTAGCGGGCTAAATATGCCAGACGGCGGCTGGAGCTCAGGCACCTGGGGCGAAGCCGGATGGGGCATGTCGGTATATTACCGAGATGCCAATGAAATAGCCGCCGGATCAGACGCCGTATCTGCAGCACAAACCTTTGGGGTAGCTGTTGCGGAGACCGCTACGGCCACGGATTCCGTATCTGCAGCACAAACCTTTGGTACGGCCGTAAGCGAGTCTGCTGCTGGCTCTGATGCGGTATTGGTGGCTGCAAGCTCGTTTGAGGTGTCCGTAAGTGAAATAAGTGCAACAACGGACGCATTTAGTGCTACCCAGTTGTTTGCTACCGCTGTCAATGAGACTGCCGTAGCCACGGACAATATTGCTGCACTGCAAACATTTGCTACCGCTGTCAACGAAAGTGCAGTTGCTACTGAATCCAAATTTGTGGCTGGCAGTAGCTTTAATGCTTCCTTTAGTGATATTGCCGCTGGGTCGGATGCCGTATCCGCTACCCAAGCTTTTGCCTCGGCAGTCAATGAAACCGCTACCGCTACCGATGCTATCTCCTCGACCCAGGTATTTGGTACTGCAGTCAATGAAACCTCAGTAGCCTTGGATTCCGTATCCGCTTCCCAGAACTTTGCCACCGCCGTAAGTGAGTCAGCTTCTGGAGCAGACAACCTTTTTGCTGGGCAGGTATTTGCCACCGCCGTAAGTGAGTCCGCCGCTGGGGCAGACGCCCTAGACGCTGCTTTTGCTTACTTTGTTGATGTCAGCGAAACAGGGGTAGCTTCCGATCTTGTAGAAGCGTTACAGAACTTTGTTGCGGCCATAAACGAGTCCCTTACGGCAACAGGCGTAATGGACCCGGCAGGAAGTACCTTCTATGCTGGGTTTACCGATTCGGGTAAGGCTGCTGTGATAGTTTCAACTCCCTCTAGTATTTTTGTTGCCTCTGTAATAGAATCGTTAACAGCGACAGATTCAGTTACTGCAAGGCTATTTTGGGAGCCAATTGATGATAACCAAACGATTACGTGGGCTGCTATCAATGATGACCAGCCCGCAAGTTGGACTCAGGTAGATGACTCCCAGAACCCTACCTGGACTGAAATAACGACTGTATAAGGACTAACTATGCCATCCACCTTTTCACCGCTAAAAATAGAGCTTATTGCTACTGGCGAGCAGTCGGGAACATGGGGTAATACTACCAATACCAACCTTGGTACGGCCATTGAAGAGGCTATTACAGGTTCTGCAGATGTAGCTTTTTCTAGTGCGGATGTTACAGTTACACTAACGGACACAAACGCAGCCCAAACAGCCCGCAATTTACGGCTTAATTTAACAGGTACTTCTGGCGGGGCAAGGAACTTAATCCTTGGTTCTGGATGTCAGATTGAAAAACTGTATCTTATTAATAATGGATTAGCAGACGCAGTAACAGTCAAGAACACCACAGGTACAGGTATTGCCGTCCCCGCCGGTACGTCCATGTTTGTGTTTAATAACGGTACAAACGTGGTTGCTGCTGTAACCGCTGTAACTTCCTTAACTAACTCAAGCCTAACTTCTGGTCGTATTCCTTATGCCACAACAAATGGGTTGTTAGCAGATTCTGCAAACCTAACTTTTGATAATGCAAACGTAAGACTTGGAGTTGGTACAGCCTCCCCAGCGGTAACTACTGCTTTGGTTGGCACAGACGCAATTTTAATACCAAAAGGCAACACAGCCGCTCGCCCAACGGGTGTTTCAGGTTATTTGCGATTTAACACTCAAACAAACGAATTTGAAGGTCATAATGGCACAGCATGGTCGTCTGTTGGTGGCTCTGCAATTAGCAATGACACATCTACTGCAAGTGACCTTTTTCCAACATTTTTAAGTGCAACGACTGGCACAGCAACAAGTATTTTTACATCCAACGCTAAGTTACTCTACAAACCAAGCACAGGAGAGTTTAAGGCTAGTGCAGTAGTTGCCAGCAACGGTATTTTTGTAAACAGTCAAACAGTAGCTACTAGCTACACCATTGCTGCAGGAAATTCAGGAATGTCTTCTGGTCCCGTCACCGTAGCAAGCGGACAATCAGTAACCGTCGCCAGCGGAGCTCGCTGGGTAGTTCTATAAGGAAATAATATGGCAAGCATAGTCGTAACAGGCGATACATCAGGTGCAATAACTATTGCTGCCCCAGCGATAGCAGGGACCAACACCCTAACCTTACCCGCAAGCACAGGAACCCTAGTCGTTACTGGCGGTGCGCAGACTATTGAGTTTGCAGACGGCTCTGCTGCTGCCCCTTCGATTACAAACTCAGGCGATACCAACACAGGTATTTTCTTCCCAGCAGCCGACACTATTGCCTTTACAGAAGGTGGTACTGAGTCAATGCGTATTGATTCTAGTGGTAGTTTAGGTATTGGTACATCAACACCTTCAAGTTATGCGTTTGGTTTAGCTATTGATAATGCGAACGCAACAAATACTGGATATATTATAAATTTATTATCTGGTGGTTCTTCTTGGTTTAAGATTGGTCGTTTAGTTGCGTCATCAACAGCAATTCTGCAAAGTGGTGCGGATTTAGCATTACAACCTGATAGTGGTAATGTCGGTATTGGTACTAGTAGTCCCGCAACAAAACTACAAGTTGCTGGAACTACAAGAATAGGTGTTACTGGCACAAATGGAGAATTACAACTTGCCAGAACATCAGATGGAGCAACAATTAGTACTTTCTTAACTGATGGAACAAGTGGAATAATTAACTCAGCCGTTAGTACAACTTTTCAAATAAATACCGCAGAAAAGATGCGTATTGACTCTAGTGGTAATGTGTTAGTTGGAAGAACAAATAATCCATCAGTAGTTAAATTTAATGTGTTTGGTCTTAATGCAATGGATGCTGAAACATCAACAGCTACAGGAACTTGCTATCAAGGAACATACTCAAATACAACAGGTCTTGTTTATTTTGGAAATTGGGCATATAACGGGTCTAATGTTGGGTCTATTACTTCTACTGGAAGTAACACATCTTATGTAACTTCTTCTGATTACCGATTAAAAGAAAACATTACACCAATGACAGGTGCTTTGGCTAAAGTAGCACAACTAAAGCCTGTTACATATAAATGGAAATTAGATGGTTCTGATGGTCAAGGTTTTATTGCCCATGAATTAGCAGAAGTAGTGCCTGATGCGGTTACTGGTGAAAAAGATGCAGTAGAAACCTACACAGATGAAGATGGTAATGAGCAAACACGAATCAAACCACAAGGCATCGACACTAGCTTCTTAGTAGCTACACTAACAGCCGCTATCCAAGAACTCAAAGCAGTCGTAGATGCACAAGCAGTCCGCATCGCTGAATTAGAAGGAGCTAAATAATGGCTAGTATCGTAAGTGCTGGAACTACCAGCGGCACATCACTAAACCTATCTGCTGATACGTCAGGCGTACTGCAACTCGCCACCAACGGCACAACCACGGCTGTAACGATTGATACTTCACAGAACGTGGGTATTGGTACTGCTAGTCCTGGAGCAAAAGTTGAAATTAGTGGAACTGCTGCTGCACAGAATTTAGCGTTACGCATTACAAATACAGCCACAGATGGCTATAGTACGCTACAACTTGGCGGAAGCGGTGATGGTGGTGTATTCCGCAATGGTTCAGCGCAGTCAGGGTATGCTGGCGCAAGTAGCCTTAACTTAATTACAGTTGGCGCACACGCTATTGGTCTTGCTACTGGAAATACTATAAGAGCAGTTATTCCTGCCGCAGGTGGAGTTCAAGCCGTTACTTGTGTATCGGTAGGAAATACAACCCCAGCTTCAACTGGTGCAGGCATCACATTCCCAGCAAGCCAATCCGCTTCATCTGACGCAAACACACTAGATGATTATGAGGAAGGGACTTGGACACCAATAATTACTGGTGCAACAACCGCTGGAACTGGAACTTATACTTTACAACTAGGTCGATATACTAAAGTAGGAAGATTAGTTACATTGGAAGTTTATATTCTTTGGACTGCTCATACAGGAACAGGCAATATGCAAATTTCTAATTTGCCTTTTACAAATGCAGCTAATAACAATTCTGCAGTTTGTTTTGGTTATGTTAGCAATATTGCTTTGACTGCTGGAAATATAATGACTGGCTATACAGGTGCTGCCTCAACAAATATTGTTTTGTATCAATATCCAACTGGTGGCGGAGCAACAACAGCAGTTCCTATAGATACAGCAGGAGATTTTGTGTTTAGTGTTACATATTCTGTTTAACTAGACCAGATTAGTCTAGTCGGATATTTATAGGAGAAACAAAATGGCATTAACTAAAGAAGTAGCAGTCGATCAAATTACAGTAACCGAGAACGGCATCGTGCTGTATCGTGAGGCAACGACCATCAAAGAAGACGGTGAGGAAATCAGCAAGAAGTACCACCGTACCTCATTAACCCCAGGACAAGACCTCGCTGGTCAGCCTGAGAAAGTCGTAGCCATCTGCCAAGTAGCTTGGACGAACGAAGTAATCGCCGCATACGAGGCACAGCAAGAAGCCAATAAGTTAGGAGCGTAATATGTCTTTAATACTAAGTGGAACAGACGGACTATCGGATGTAGACGGCTCCGCTGCTACCCCAGCCATACGAGGCACAGACGCTAATACGGGAATCTTCTTCCCAGCCGCAGATACGATTGCGTTCTCCGAGGGTGGTGTTGAGAGTATGCGTATTACTTCTGCTGGCGATGTTGGCATTGGTACTGCTAGCCCTAATACCTATACTAACTACAAAACTCTCTCTATTTTTGGCACAAACGGCGGTGAGTTTGATTTAGGTGATGGGGCTAATACTCGTTTTAGTTTATTTTCCCAAACAACAGCTACACAGATGTATACAGTAGGTGCTATACCTTTAATTTTGGGAACAAATTCCGTAGAACGGATGCGTATTCTTTCTGGTGGTTCAATTGGTATTAATACATCAAGCCCAACTACTACTTTAACTGTTGATGTTAAATCAAATAGTTATACAAATGGTATTGATATTTCCAACAGTAACAGCTGGGGATATGGCAGTTCTATTAATTTTAGAAACATTCCAACTAACGGAGGTTCATTAACTACGGTTGCTCAAATACAACAATTTTTTGAAGCAAGCAATAAATATAGTTTAAGTTTCTCCACATACAATAGTAGCCTTGCAGAGCGTATGCGTATTACCTCTGATGGTTATTTAAAAGCAAGTAATACTGGAGTATATGTAAGTCCTACAGGCATTTACCATGAAATGATTTCTGACGGAGATAATACAAGTTTAATTGTAAGAAATACAAATGGAAGTTTAACTGCTGGTGGCGTTCTATATGTTGATGCAAACAGAAACACTACAAATAATGCTTTTTATGCGATTGCTTATTACAACAACGGTGCTGGCGCATATAAATTTCAAGTAGCCGATTCAGGAAATGTAACAAATACAAACAATAGCTATGGTGCTATTTCTGATGTTAAATTAAAAGAAAACATTGTCGATGCAAGCCCTAAACTTGAAGATTTGTGCAAAGTCAAAGTTCGTCAATACAACCTTAAATCTGACCCTGACCACAAACAAATTGGTGTAGTAGCGCAGGAACTTGAAGAAGTATTTGCTGGGCTAGTAGAAGAAACCGCAGACAAAGATAGAGAAGGTAACTATTTAGGTACGACTACTAAACAAGTTAAATATTCTGTATTTGTACCAATGCTTATTAAAGCTATGCAAGAACAACAAGCCCTTATTGAAAACTTAACAACACGCTTAAATGCGTTAGAAGGAAAATAAAATGGCAACATGGAACATTACCCAAACAGACTACGAAACCGCAAATGGTTTTATAACTACGGCTCATTGGACTTGCACAGAAGTCGATGGCGAATATAGTGCATCGGTATATGGCACTTGTGGCTTTAGTGGCACACCAACAATCCCTTACGCACAAGTAACAATGCAAGAGGTTTTAGATTGGTGTTGGGCTGGCGGTGTCGATAAAAACGCTGTAGAGGAGTCTTTGGCAGCCAATATCGCCCTACAAAAGAACCCAGTAGTGGAATCAGGTACACCTTGGGCAAGCTAACAGCCTTTCTTTGTTAGCATTTTAGGAGAACGACATGGGCGAGAAAAAAACAACCCCCATTACCATCGACAACGTTGATTACAACTTGGAAGACTTAACCCAAGAGCAACAAGTCTTGTTTAACCACTGCTTGGACTTAGACCGTAAGATTAGCTCGGCACAGTTCAACTTAGACCAACTACAGGTCGGTAAACAAGCCTTCTTCAAGATGCTCAAGGATTCGTTAACCAAAGAACAGACAGTGCAGTAACCGAGGGGGTTCGCCCCCTATTTAATGAGGTATTTTAAATTGGGATATGGCAGACGAACTTGGATTGGCGGCTGGTGCCAAGGGCATCAGCGAAGGATTTAAAACCGGGCGAGAAGCTGGTAAAGAGATCGCCAAGAACATCGAGGATGTTCAAAAGGAAGCAGTCGATGTAGCAAAAGAACGGGCAAATGCAAGAATCCGTGAGCGCAGAGAAGCAGAGTTTAAGAAGGAACGGGCAATATTTAAAGCCCTTGAGGAGTACCGACACCGTAAGGAAATATCGGATGAGGAGTATAAATTACGGGTAGAGTTTATTAAAAAGTTTGGTACTAAAGAATGGGATAAAGTCATTCAGATTAAGAATGACATAGAAAAAATAGAAAAGGCAGACAAAGAATACTTTGATGCCGAGCTGTCAAAAGTAAGGTGGGTGCAGTTTTGGTGTTTTTTAGTAGCTGCTTGGATTTCATGGTATATCGTATGGGGGAGTAAATAATGTTTCCATTGACCGCAATCGTAGACGTTGGGATGAAAATCTTAGATAAGTTTATCCCCGATCCAGAAGCAAAGGCCAAAGCTCAACAAGAACTTCTTAAGATGCAACAAGAAGGGCGCCTAGCTGAACTTAATGCCGATAACATTGAAGCCCAAGAACTGACCAAGCGCCAAGAAGCGGATATGGGCAGCGACTCTTGGCTATCCAAGAATATCCGTCCTATGACCTTAATCTTTATTCTGGGTGCCTACTTTATTTTTGCCATGATGTCTGCTTTTGGCTCCAACGCCAACGAGAAGTATGTAGAATTACTTGGACAATGGGGCATGTTGATTATGTCGTTTTATTTTGGCGGCAGGACCTTAGAAAAGATTATGGACATGAAAGCTAAAAAAGATGCAAAATAATTTTGAGAGTTGCCTAAAAAACCTGTTAAAACACGAGGGAGGCTTCGTAAATCACCCTCAAGACCCAGGTGGCATGACTAACCTTGGAGTTACCAAGGCGGTTTACGAAGCGTGGGTAGGGCATGAAGTTACTGAAAAAACAATGCGAGAGCTTACTCCCGAAGCCGTAGCACCGTTATATAGAAAGAAATATTGGGATGCTTGCCGAGCTGATGAGCTTGTATCTGGTCTTGACTATGCTGTTTTTGACTGCGCTGTTAACTCAGGGGCAGGGCGTGCTATTAAGTTTTTACAGAGTTGTGTTGGGGTTAATCCTGACGGTGGTTTTGGCAGCCTTACTATGGCTGCCGTAAATCAATTCCAAGGGGACGTATCTAACACCTTGGTTAAAGAGTATTGTGAAAAACGCTTAGACTTCTTAAAATCACTTAAGACCTTTGAAACGTTTGGCAAAGGCTGGGAACGCCGTGTAAACGAAGTAAAAGATGAAGCCTTAAGGATGGCAAATGCCACTATCTAAGTTACAGTTTCGCCCTGGAATTAACAAGGAAGTCACTAACTACACGGGTGAGGGTGGTTATTTTGAGTGCGACAAGATTCGCTTTCGTGCAAATATGCCCCAAAAAATTGGTGGCTGGATTCAACTATCTCCAATTAATTTCCTTGGAACTTGTAGAGCGCTGTGGAATTGGGTCACGCTTAACGGCGATAACCTAGTTGGAGTTGGTACAAACCTAAAGTATTACATTGAAAAGGGTGGTGGCTACAACGACATTACCCCAATCCGTACAACAGTTAGTCCCATGTTGGGACCTCAGCCCCCTGCTACAGGAAACCCTTTTGCTGCAACAGCCGGGTCTGCTACGATTGTAGTAACGGACATTGGCCACGGGGCTACAAACAATGACTTTGTTACGTTTAGTGGAGCAACAAGCCTTGGTGGCAATATTACTGCAGCCATCCTAAACCAAGAGTACCAAATTACTTTTATTGATAGCAATCAATATAGCATCCAAGCACGAGCCGTATCGTCTGTCGCAACTCCAGGAGCCCCTGTATTAGCAAGCGCTGGAGACACCGGGGGAGGCGGGAATGCCGTAGTTGCAAGCTACCAGATCAACGTAGGCTTAGACAAGTATGTGGGTGGCAACGGCTGGGGAGCAAGTTTTTGGAGCCGCCTAACCTGGGGCTCTGGCGCCCAGCTAACGGCGGGTGAGCAGCTACGCCTTTGGACAAACGACAACTACGGCGAAGACCTGCTCATCGCTCCTCGGGGAAGCGTTCCTTATTATTGGGACGCTACTACCGGAACAACCACTCGTGCGGTGAGCCTTTCTAGTAAATCTACAACTGAGGGTTATTTGGGTCAGTTTGTTCCTACCCAGACTAACCAGATTGTAGCTTCAGCTATTCAGCGGTTTGTTATCTGTTTTGGCTCAAATAGCTATGACCCAGATAATGCAAACACAACTTTTGACCCAATGCTGGTGCGTTGGTCAGACCAAGAAAACCCTTATCAATGGGTTCCAGCAGCAACCAACCAAGCTGGAGAATTTAGATTAAGTAATGGTTCGTTTATCCTAGCTGCTAGAAACACCCGCCAAGAAATCTTAGTTTGGACAGATTCAGCAATCTATTCCATGCAATACCTTGGACCACCCTTTGTCTGGGGCTTTAACATTATCCAAGACAACGTTACTTTACTTGGACCAAATACTGTAATTACAGCAAACAACATTACATACTGGATGGGTAGCGACAAGTTTTATTTCTATGATGGCCGAGTGCAAACCTTGCCTTGCTCACTAAGATCGTTTGTTTTTGGTCGCTTAAATAAAGCTCAAGCATGGCAGTGCCATACAGGCTACAACGAAGAGTTTAATGAAATCTGGTGGTTCTACCCATCTACTGGGTCAGACATAATTGACAGCTATGTAATCTACAATATTATTGAAGGTAGCTGGTATTACGGCACTATGGGACGTACTGCATGGCTACACTCTGGATTACGTGAGTACCCCTTTGCTGCGGACTATAATGGTCGCCTTTTGTACCATGAAGCCTCTGTGGACGACGAAGCAGGTGCCACTCCACAGCCAATTGCGGCTCATATACAAACCTCTGACTTTGACATTGGTGACGGGCATAACTTTGGTTTTGTATGGCGTATTTTGCCTGACTTGACTTTTGCTGGGTCTACGGCAGCCAACCCACAAGTCACCTTGACAGTTAAACCTAGGGTTAATTCTGGAACTCCCTATGGCACGTCAAACAACCCCACAGTGACCCGAACGGCTTCTTTCCCTGTGGAAGAGTATACCGGTCAGGTATATACCCGTATTCGTGGCCGCCAAATGGCATTTAGGATTGACTCTACAGGACTTGGCGTGCAATGGCAGCTTGGTAGCCCTAGAATAGATATCAGACCCGATGGACGCAGATAATGGCTTCGTCGCTTACTATTCGCCCGACCAAGGCTCCTAACTTAATTGTTGCAAGACCAGACTATAACCAGCAGCAACAAGAACTTTTTAAAAACCAGCTACGAATTTATTTTAATGAGCTAGATAATGCAATAGGACAATTGGTGCAAGCTATGAGCGGAACAATTAATGACCCAACCTACGTAACTTTTCCCCCTACTAACGTAGATGCCTTTAACCGCCTAGTCGTAGCGTCTCCCTATACGCTATTTGACAGTCAAAATCGTTTTGCTGCTGACAATCAATTTGATACCAGCACAGCTACTGGGGGGTCTACTACCTACCTACCTAATGAGTCTACGGTTCAGTTAAGCGTTACCACCAGCAATGGTTCTGAAGTCGTCCGTCAGTCATATCGAACAATGCCATACCAGCCAGGCAAAGGTCTTGGGTTGTTAGCTACGTTTACTATGAACGCTGGTAAAACAGGTTTACGTCAGCGAGTAGGCTACTTTAATACCCAAAACGGGGTGTTTTTTCAGCAAAACGACGGCGTCTTGTCGTTTGTTTTACGTTCATATACCAGCGGTGCCCCTGTAGATACGGTGACCACTCAAGCTAATTGGAATGGTGATAGGCTAGATGGAACAGGACCTAGCGGTCGTATTATTGACGTAACCAAGACCCAGATTCTGGCTATTGATTTTGAGTGGTTAGGCGTAGGAGATGTGCGGTGCGGGTTTTTTATTGATGGTCAATTTGTTGTATGCCACACCATCCATAACGACAACATACAGACTACGGTCTATATGACCACGGCTATCCTGCCTGTTCGCTATGAGATTCGCAATACGGCTGGTACGGCTTCAAGCTCGTCTATGAAACAGATTTGCTCTAGTGTGTATTCGTCTGGGGGCTATGAACAGACGTCAATTGACCACGTGGCTAGGCGAACTACCATATTTAATAACATTACCACCGCAGCAACCTTCTTTCCCATAGTGTCTATACGGCTGGCTTCAACTGCTTTGGGTGCTGTAGTCCTACCTAATCGGGTACAGTTTTTGCCAACAACCAGTCAAAACTATGAAGTGGCTTTATTAAAGAATCCAACCTTAACTGGGGCGACATGGGCTGCTGCTGTGCCAACGGACGCTAATGTGGAGTTTGATGTAGCGGCTACAGCTATATCTAACGTAGGTACTATTGTGCAAACTGACTATGTAACCGCCTCTGGAAGTGCGGGGGTAAGCGCAACAAGTGCCGCAACGGGGTACAACTTTGACCTACAGCTAGGCGCATCTTTGGCAGGGGTCAGTGATATATACACCCTAGGGGTCAGAACCGTCTCTGGAGCTACTAACGGAGATGGCGTAGGCTCTATTTCCTTCTATGATTTAACGCAATAAAATGATACCATTCTATACAAACCATTTACCGCTTATGGAGAGGCCCTGACCATGGCTCAAGAAGGCATTGCAACGCTACCCCAATCACCTGAAAACGCCGAAATGCAAACTTTTTCGGGAGCCCTAGATTCAACCAAAAATGCTGTAACGCAGCAAGTTGGCCCAGAGGCCATGGGTGGTTATGAACAGACCATGGATCAGATGGTTAGTTCCTTAAATCTTCCAGTAGAAGAACTCCAAACTTTAATGGAAGTTTTGAAGTATTTATTGCAAAACGAGCAACAATATCCCCAGCTCCGCCAACGTTTAATCCAAGAAGCTGGATTAGACCCAGAAGATATCCCTGAAGAATTTGATCGTGGCTACCTGACCACTATGATGGTTGTTGTACAAGAAGCCCTTAACAGGGCTCAAGGCAGCGGAGCTCAAATGCCACAGCCCCAAGGCTTTCAAAAAGGTGGATTAGCAGGCGCAGCAGAGGCATTACGTCAAAAAGGCCGTGGTGGCGACACCATCTTAGCCCATATTAATCCCCAAGAAGCCCGTGTGCTTAAGTCTATGGGCGGCGCAGGCACCATTAATCCTGCTACTGGGATCATGGAATTTAAGGGTGGCGGAGGTGGTGTTTTTGGCGGCATTGGTAAAGCAGTAGGCGGCGCATTTAAGGCCGTTGGTAATGCTGTTAAATCCGTAGTTTCTTCTCCTGTTGGACGGATTGTTGCTACAGTAGCCCTGACTGCGGCTCTTGGGCCAGCGGGTTTAGCAATTGCGGGACCAGCGTCAGCGGGATTTGCTGCTTTAGCAATACCCGCAGCTCTTGCCGCATCAGCCGTTTCACTAGCTGGTGGGTCTAATCTTAAACAAGCTTTAATAGCAGGTGCAACGTCTGGAGCCCTAGCGGGATTTGCTCCTAGTATCTCTAACATGTTACCTGGAACAGGTGGTTATTTAAACGCTGCTGCTACTGGTGCCATTATGGGTGCTGGCTACGGGGCAGCAACCGGTCAAAACATTGGTCAGGCTGCTTTGACAGGTGGTGTATTAGCGGGTGGAATAAGCGCTTTTGGTGGAGCAAGTGCCATGGGCCCAGGGCAAGCTCCTGCTCCAATTACAGACAGTAGCCAAGTATTAAACGCAGACGGGACTAGAGCTCCGCTTAGCGGAGGAGCGGTTTCTCCTTCAAGCCAAGGTATTAGTACACTAACTAGTGGTCAAACTAATTTAACTGCTCCTACAGATGTAGTAGGGGGCTATGGCCCTGATACGGGATTTGCACCTATTTCAAGTGAAGTAGGTGGCTATGGCCCAGATACAGGGTTCCCACCTCAAACAAGAGGCTCAGAGTTAATTCCAGGAAATGTAAACACAGAAGTAACCTACACCGATAAAAGACTTCCTTTACCAAACGCAAGAGATGTGGAGTCTCAAGCTGGTGGTACTTACGGTGGCAGGTCGCCTACTGCAGAAGAATATCTGATGAGAGAACAGGGTATGCCACGATCTGTGCCTCAATCTGACAGCACAGGAATTGGCAGCTACTTTGACAAAGCAAGTGATTACTTATTTAGCAAAGACCCAAGTAATCCAGGGTTCTTTTATAACAGTAAAGGAAACATTAGTATTCCTGCTGTTGCTGGAACCGTGCTTGCGGGTGGTGCGTTAATGGGTGGATTTACACCAACCCAACCCGCTCCCCCTGGAATAGTAGACCGCAGCGTTACAGGCGAAACATTAGTAGACCGTGATCCTTCTCGCTATATCGTAGGCAATATACCAAACTTTAATACTGGTCAGCCAAACATGCCCCCGGTAACTTACACAGCAGCACCTCAGTACGGGCGCTCTGCTGTTCCTACCTACACGCCTCCAGCAGGAACAACAACCGCAACCAACTATCAGCCCATTCAACAGCCATACAATAATCCGTATAATTATTCATTTATGCCTAGGGTATATGCAGCTAAAGGCGGAATAACCAGTATTTACCCAAGAAAAACAGGAAAGATAGATGGCCCTGGGACAGGTACTTCGGATTCAATTCCAGCGATGTTGTCTGATGGCGAATTTGTATTGACTGCCAAAGCTGTTAAAGGTGCAGGTAAAGGAAGTCGCAGAGAAGGTGCAAAAAAACTATATCGTATGATGCACGCACTAGAAAAGAAAGCAGGAGGTAGAGTCTAATGCCTGAAATTACCGAACAAATAGTCCGGGAAGCCCCCGAGATAGAAGCCTATAAAATAGGCCTTTTAAGGTCTGCAAAAGGCTTAACTGACACGGCTGTTAATTTACCAGGGTACAACATTGCTGGGTTTAACCCAGACCAAATTAGAGCTTTTGAACAAGCACGCTCAGGTATTGGTGCCTACCAGCCTTACTTATATGGTGGCACACAAGCCTTAGAAAGAGGTATTGCTACTACTGGTGAAGCCGCTGATGTATTGCGTGGTGCAGACACTCGTAATCAATTCCAAGCAGCGCAGGCTGCACAAAATGCTGCTGTGCAAGGAACCATGGGCGCTGGCCGACAGCTTGGTCAGCAAGACATTCAGCAATACATGAACCCTTACTCTAACTTAGTTTTGCAACAACAGTTAGGGGAAATGAATCGCCAAGCAGCTATGCAACAGCAAGCTTTGCAGGGTCAAGCCGTTCGAGCAGGTGCGTTTGGTGGATCACGGGAAGGTATTCAACGTGCTGAGTTAGGTCGCAATTTAATGCAGACACAAAACCAAGCTATTGCTCAATCACTGCAACAAGGCTATGGCCAAGCGTTAGGTACTGCTCAACAACAGCAACAGGCACAACTAGCCGCTGCTGGGCAATTAGGTAATCAAGCTCAAGGAATTGGTGCGTTGGCTGGTCAGCAGTATGGAATTGGTCAAAACATGGCTCAGTCCCTTTCTGGAATGGGCGCTCAGCTTGGCAACCTTGGTGTTCAGCAAGGCGCTCTTGGACAGTCTGCTCAACAGCTTGGACAGCAAGACGTTAACTTCTTGTACAACATTGGCCAACAACAGCAAGCTCTTACCCAGCAACAAAACGATGCACAACGCAATGCGGCATTGCAGCAAGCTTACGAGCCTTATCAACGTTTGGCATTCTTGTCAGATATTTACAAAGGTGCACCATCGTCTCAGCAGTCTATTTCAGCCGCTACTGCACCTACTCCAAGCGCATTCCAGCAAGCCGTTGGAACAGGTATCGCTGGTCTAGCAGCAGGCACAGCCGCTAAAAAAGCAGGATTATTCTAAGGAGAAGGTATGGATTCGAAGGTATTTGAACGGGCGATGTTTAAAGCGGAAAGCAAGCCTCGCAAAGCCGATTCTGGAATTATGCAAGGGTTTGATGACGAAGAGCCAAAAGATATTGAAGAGAATGACGACGAGATGATGGAAGAAGTATCCCGTCGTTCACCTAGCTCTCCTGAAATTCTAATGAATAATTTACGGGGCGACATGCGCTCGGTTGACGCTCGCTATCAAGAATTAGCGGAGATGGTAGGCGAAGATGTTGCGATGGAGACGCCTCCTGAAGTGTTGGCAATGTTGCAGTCTCAGTTTACAGCGCAACAAGCTCCTGCTGGAATTAGTGGCTTACCTGCTGGTGGAGCGCCTATGGCCCCACCTCCTCCCCCACAAATGGGTGGTGGTATGCCTCCTGCTCCTCCCCAAATGCCACAAGGACCAATGCCCACGGATCAAGGGCCAGCACCACAAGGGTTTGCTTATGGTGGCATGGTAGATAGCGCCCCTGGTTATGGCCCAATGAGCATGATGGCTCCTCCAATGTACCAAGGTGCAATGGCACCACAAGGGTACGCAAAAGGGGGTATTGCAAGCCTACCTCAGTCGGGTGCTAACTATAACCAAGGTGTCAGCTACTCAGGACAACTAGAGCCAGGCGCTAATTACATTCAAGGCGCTGGTCGCAACGGCGATACGATGGTTGCGCATATGACTCCTCAACAACACCAAGTTCTTTCGATGATGGGAGGGGGCTCGACCACCAACCCAAAAACAGGTCTGCCTGAGCATTACATGGGTGCAGGAATGGCTACAAACTTAATGCAGCGCATTCAGCCCTACGCTCAGGCAGCAAATCAAATGATTGGTAGCCGGATGGCACCTGTATTAACGCCACCTAGCATTCAACAAAGTCGTACTACATTAGGCACGTTTGGTCCTAAAACAGTAGAAGGAATGGAGCTAACCTATCCTACGCTTACGCAACGGATTGGCATGGCAACAGAGCCTGTACGTAACTACATTGCTAATATGCCTGCCTCACAAAAGGCAATCGGTGCGTTATCCACTATCCCAGGGGGTGCAGCAGTAATAAACGCCATGGGTGGCGGAGAGCGTGTAGAAGCCATGCCTGCTACTGATGTGCCTGCTGTTATTGGCACAGATGCGGCTGGTAATCGTGTTTATTCAGCTCCTCCAAAAGCAGAAGTTCCTAAAGAGCCAGTAGCAGAAGAAAAGGCAGCGCCAAGTAAAGTAGTGGCAGACACCACTCCTTCCGCTGCACCAAAGACGGTAGAAGAGCTTATTACTAGGCAAACAAAGGCTGAAAAAACAAATCGCCTAGAAGATTACATGAAAGAAAACCTGCCTATATTTGAGAAGTATATGGGCGGGGACAAAGAAGCCTCGCAAATCCAAGCGTTGTTATTGTTGGCAGATGCTGGTCTTGAGTACGCTACCAAGCCTGCTCGTACAGGCATGATGGCCTTAGCTAACGCATTCAAGCGTATGCCTGCTGGCCTTAGCCAGTTGGCTGCACAAGAAGAAGCTCGTAGAACACAGATTCGTGGTGCTGCCCTTACCTCTGGCTTGCAGACTATTGCTGCGGAAGATAAGGCTACTGCTGCAATTCAACGAGAGCTTTTAAAGAAAGCAGTTAGCGCTGGGGAATTAGTTCCCACAGATCGTGGCGCAGGATTAACTTCTTATGTAGACAAGCAAGGTCAGCCCAAAGGCATGCGGATTGACCCACAAATTGTTAATAGCTTCTTGAACAGCCGCTTTACACCGCAGGTTCAAAAAAATAAAGAAGGTAATTTAGTTGGGTTTGACACTCCGTATGCTCGTGTAAGCCCTGCATCACAGACCCTTAACGAAGACAAAACTACTCGTGAGCGTTTAGCAAATGAAGTATCTCGTCAAGAGTCTGCGTTGGCTGCAATGGATGATGCAATTAAAGAATACTCAGGCGCATTTGGTCCTAAAGCGTTTTTCTCTAATTTGAAAAACAACATCTTGGTTCCTGTGTCTCCACTAGACCCTAACGTCATGACTGAGCAACAACGTACCAAAATTAACATGGCAATCAATAATGCGACCAAGGCAATTGCAAGGACAGGCGACACAGGAAATATTGCTGTAGCTGAACAAAACGCAGCCGCTTCAATTTTAGGTGACAAGCCAGGTACATTCTTCTCTGATTCTCAGAGCGCTTTGAAACGCATGATGACTGTGCGTACATCGTTAGCTAACCAGCGTTTGAATACTGCAGCTCAATTAGGTTGGATTAACCAAGACGTTCAGTTAGAAGTGCCAAACCTTGGCACGCCTGCTGATCCTATCCCACAAGAAAAGCTAACCTATTTGAAGTCGCTCAAACAAGTTAACCCAAATGCTCAGGTTTACATTAACATTAACGGTAAATCCACTCCTGTTTTGTTGTCGACATTGAAGGACTAGCATGGCTCAAATTACCACACCAGATGGTCAAGTGATTGACCTAGACACTGGCACAGTTGTTGGAAGAACCGAAGCCCCTGTACCTAAGTCAAAGTTTGAGATACCAGGAAATCCGTATGACTTAGCTAAGCAAGCCAGCTATGGCTTTAATGCTGCCTTGTTTTCTCTTCCAGATGCTGCTGTTCGCCAGATTGGTAAAGCACTGGGGTACGATGAAAAAAATGTACAGACCTTAACTAAGATTTTTAATAAAGGCGATACAGGCCCAAAGAACTCTGAAGAGCGATACGCTCGTGCTATTGCAGAGGGTATTGGTGCAAACTTACCTATTACAGGTATTTTAGGGTTTGCTGCTGCAAGCCAAAAGTTAGCTGCCCCACTTGCTGCCGATGCCGGAGTGTTAAAACGGGTTGCAAAAGAGACCCTAGACTTTATTCGTAAGAACCCAAAAGCAGCCCTAGCGGCAGACATTACTTCTGGTGGTGCGTTTGGTCTTGCCCAGCAATACACAAAAGAAGAAGAGATGGGCCCGTTGGCTCAAGAGCTAGTCCCACTTGGCGCAGCTATTGTTGCACCAATCGGAGGAGCTGCCGCAGCTAAAGTTGCTTCTACTGTTAGCCCTAGTGGTATTGCTGCTCGGTACTTAAAACAAGTAGTAAGCCCTTCCGAGCAAAAACTAAGTGAAGTTGGAAAAGAGATTGCTGGAGAGTATGGTCCATTTACCCGACCAATTGCTAACCTGTTAGTCCCCCGTGCAGAGCGAGCCGTGGGCAAAGCTCTAAGCAAAGGGGAAGTCCAAGAAACACTCAGAAAAGCAGAACAACTAATCACGGACCTCGGAGCACAAGGCGTTAGATTAAACACCGCCGAGCGTACCATGTTGCCTCAGTTCTTGATTGAACAGGGCAATCTAGTAAAAAATATGGCCCCAGAGCAGCTACAAAAAGAGCTTGCCCGTCGTGCCAGCAACCTAGCTGAGTTTGATAACATCATTGAGCGCTTCTCTCCTAAAGCAAACATGCCTATTGAAGAAGCAATTCTTAAAGTAAAAACAGATTCGGAAGAGTTGCAAAACGGTTTAATACAAAAAATCTCGCAAGAGAAAGCGGTTGAAGCAGATCGGGTTGCTAATCGCTACTCTTCTATTGATAAGAACTTAGTAGGAAATGAGCTGCGTAATACTATTTTAAGCAGCGGGGAAAGCACCTTTTTTAATTTAAGAAATGTAGCTGACCGCATGGGATTACGCCGTAACTTTACAGATGAGGACGGCGTGCCTCTTCCCACTCGTGACAACGATGGCAAGTCTTTATTCCCCGCATTTAATATCGAAAAAGACATTAATGCTATTACTGCAAAGTACAATGTTTTAACAGGGCCTATTAAAGAATACAGTCCTTACTTGGCAAACATACTGGCACGTTACAAAACTAGACAACAAGCCAAAGGCACAGATGCGTTTGAAAATGCGTTAGTAAAAGAAATTGCAGAAATTCTTGCTAAAAAGAGGCGGCCTGAAAGTCCCCCCGGGCCTATGGCACCTTATCTGGCGCCGTCTGAACTTGCAAAAGATGCAATAGACGCTGATCTAAAGTTTGTGCAAATGCAAGAAGGCAACGCTAAATTTATTGTTGACTCTTTAATGCGTCCGGCTGCTGGAACTAAAAAACGCCCTGGCTTAGCGGATTTAGAACCAAGCCAACAAACTACTTTATTAGCCCGTTCTTTTGACATTGACCCCGCAGAGCTAAAAGCGGCGCAAGACCGTGCTATGGCGTCCGCTAAAAAAGTAGGCCAAGTTGATATTAACTTCCCCGAAGCAATTGAATTAATGCAAGCGGCCACCCAATCACGGAACCTAGCCGTTCAGCGTTTTACCGATGCTCAGTTTGCGGGGCGTGGGAGACAAGCTGCACAAAAAGATTTAGACAAAATTAATGCTGTCTACAAAGACGTAGAAAAAATGTTGTTTGATGCTGTGCCTAAAATGGGTAAAGAATACACAGACTTTAAGCAAGTCTATAACGACATATATGGCGGTGCATATGAGCGTTATTTACCTATTCTTCTTGGTGCAAAACGGCCTACAGGAGAGTTTTTAACCCCCAATGAAGCTGTAGTTAACGAAGCATTTAAAAACGCTGCAAATCTTAGAGACATGAATATCCTGGTGTCAGACACCCAACAGGGAAGAGACCTCATGGCTCGTGCATCAATGGATTGGCTGCGTAGCAAAAACATTTTGGATAAAGACGGGTTAGTTGATCCCAACAAACTGCAAGCTGTAATAAATAGTAATAAAGCGATTATTAACGCTATGCCTGATGTAGTTCGTCAAAACATTACTGACGACTTAGAAATAGGCAAAGCGGTGTCTGCTCGTATTGGACAGCTAGAAACTCGTAAAAACGCAGCAATAGACGATGAATTAAACAAACTAATTGCTAAAAGCACAAGAGAAGGTGCTGACCCCAGCGAGCTAATTACCCGTGCCTTGCGTGACCCGGCAGATATGCGTTTGTTGGTTAAATCGCTAGAAGGCTCTCCAGAGCGTTTAGAGGCATTACGCCGTGCTGTCTACAAAGAAGCTGCCGACCCTAACGGCAAAGTAATGATTTCGCAGTTCTTGGACCAAGCTAATCCGAAGTCGCTGTCGTTTTTATTTAGCGAAGAGCAACTTGGAAACTTACGCAAGATTGGTGAGTTAGAAAGATTAATTAAATCCTCTCCTGATGTTGCAAACATTCCTTCGCCGTTTGAATCAACTAGCGAAAGACTTGCTAAGACAGTAGGCACGAGCCTCCCTGGCTTAACTAGCTTGGGTCGTTCTATTATGGAAGGCCGTACAGGCGTTACTTGGCCTACAGCCTACGTTCTTACCCGCTTCGTAGGTCGTCAAGAGTACGGCATTCTTGACCGTGTGATGCAACGTGCGGTTGAAGATGCGGACTTTGCAAAAGCGTTGGTACAACAAGCCCAAGACAAGACTGCAGAAGGCTTTGGCAAGCGGATGCAGAACTTCTTTAACAAGAGTGGTGTGTATATCCCTGAAGTGGTATATAACGCTCCTCGTCGTGCAGTAATGACAGAGACCGCTCAAGCATTACAAGAAGAGCCTATGGTAGAGCAACCTACTATTTCAGCTATGCCTCCACAGGTTACACCTGCACCACCAGCTATGCCACAGCAAGTCACACCTGCTCCGGTCCAGCCAAGCAACGCTCAACAGCAGATGCAGAAGTTTAATCAACGTTTCCCAGCGCCTCCTACTAAAGGCATACCAGAGCTAAAGCCTGCGTTCCCGACTACCCCTCCAGCCCCTAGTGGGAATGCTGCGGCGATGTATCAATCCTTGTTCCCACGGGATACAATCGGTCAGGCTATTCAAGTAAATAAACAACCGCCTCCACCGCAACAATGAAAAAGCCCCCGAAATTTCCTACTTATGATCGGGGGCAAGGCAACGTATTTGATTGGATAATGGTTACTGCTCAGACTGTCCGTGAAAAGCGTAGAACGCTTCGAGACGAGCAAACCACGCCTGTTTATACTGCGTCCACTCGCGGCCGACCGACACAAACTCTTGTACCTGCCCATCCTGGGATGCCATCAGCACAACCCCCTGTTCAATCTCCGTACCATGAACTGCATCATGCGCTAACGCATAAGCTGCAAGCTGGTGAAAATAGTCCTCAATCCAATCCCGCTTCTTCATCCGATTAGCCTGTTTAAAGTCTACGATTGCGCTTTTATTGCGATATACCCCTGCCATATCAGTTGATCCAGCATATTTTTGTGGGTAATAAACGTTGACCTCGGACCCCCAAACTTCATTCAAATTAGGGAAAAAGTTTTCAGCTAGGGTCATTGCCATTCGATAGCCTTTGACCGCTAACCAAGACGTTGGCACTTCAATCGGGCGGTGTTTGATAAAACGTTCTAGACAGCCGTGCATGTGTGTTCCAACCATGGCTGCTTCGTTTTTAATCCTATTCGCTTCTTCCTCTCCAACATTCTTGACCCACGCATCAAGGTGAGACTTATCCTTTGTTGCGTCAAGAACTGTAGTCACAGAAGGCAAGGCTTCTCCCCCTTCAAGCACGTATTTACGGCCCTCTGGGGAATCCTTACGAACCAAAGATTCGTACTTATATTTCTTAACTACATTGATTAAGTAAGCCACGCTTTTAGTTCCTCTCCCATTACTTCATTAGCAATATTTATCTTCTTACGAAGAGCTTCTACAATCTTTTCGTCGACTGTTTTTGGTGCAATCAGGTCAATATAGGTCATCTTTCGGGTCTGCCCGTAACGATCAATTCGAGCTTCGGACTGCAACCGCACCTCTAAGTCATACCCGTTGGAGTAGTAGATCATGGTAGATGCTGCAGTTAGGGTTAACCCGTAGCCACCTGTTCTAGGCTGACCAACAAAGAACCGCAGCTCACTGCTCTCGTCTTGAAAGCGATTAACAATCTCTTCCCTATCCTTAGCCTCTGTATCGCCAAAA